ATTCGGGAAGGCTGGGCAGAAATGCCCGGCCAACCGAAGGCGAAGAAAAAAGCCGAGGGCTAACCCATGGCTGAAGAGCGTCGCGCCATGTCTCCAGAGGTTATCGAACAGATGATTGCGCGCGCTGCCAAACAGGGCGCGCGTGAAGCATTGCAGTCTGTTGGCTTGCATGACGAAAACGCGGGCGAGGATATGAAGGAATTGCGAAACCTTCTCGACGCCTGGCGCTCCACCAAAAAGACTGTTTGGAGCCAAGTCGTTAAGGCAATGACCATGGCGGTGCTGGGCGCGATTGCAGCGGGCGCTTTTCTGCAATTGAAGTGACTGCGGTGATGATGGCGCGAAAGGACAAACGAAATGGCAAGTCTGATTTACAATTCCTTTTGGGATGACGTTATTCGCGGCATTATTGATGTGGACGCGGTGACGGTCAAGGTAATGCTGGTGACGTCCAGCTATGCCGAGAATAAGGACACACACACCAAGCGTAGCGACGTGACGAATGAAGTCTCTGGCGCTGGCTACACGGCGGGCGGCGTTACCTCTGCGGTGACGGTGACTAAAGACACTGCGAATGACCGCGTAGATATTGCGCTTGGGCAAGTAAGCTGGTCGAACTCCACCATCACGGCGCGAAAGGCGGTTTATTACGTTTCGCGCGGTGGCGCGGCGAGTGCTGATGAATTGATTGCGGTCAATGATTTTGGTTCGGACGTTGTGTCAAGCGGTGGCACGTTCACGCTGAACGCTTCCACGGTTCGCTTGCAGAATTGAGGCTGAGAAATGCAGATGACGATTACAGCGCTTCCAGCACGGGCTAACACCGGCTCCGGCACCGATCAGCTTGCGGTTGAGACCATTGACGGCAAGCTGGCCGGCGTGGTCCGCACCAGCGATGATGCAGGGCTTGGCAAGGAAATCGCAACTCAGGCCACGCTTGAGGAAATAGCCTTCGCCATTCACAATCTCGCGTCGCTTCTCGGATTTCTGAACCCCGATGCCGCTGGCCGCTTGCGGGTGCTGACCGATGCCGGCTCAGCGGTGGGCACCGTCAACACGGTTCTAACACTCAACACGATGACCAACCAAACACAGATCGGCGGTATCGCCGCGAACCAACAGATAATTGCGCTTACGCTCGGCAACGAAGCCGACCTGCGCCGCAACATCGTCATCACCTGAGGATCAGCCATGCCCGTCGCCAATTATAACCGCAAAATCATCGACCTGAAGCGTTGGGCTGTCATGCCGACGCCCGCGCCGAGCGCTACCACTGACGCATCGCTCATCATCTCAAGCCGCCTTAACCAGCAACGCCAACTTTACGTCAACAGCAACACGACGGCATGGCTTTATTACCCGTTCGAGGATGGCTGGATTCGGGTTCCATCGCCTGCCCTTGCTGGCACATTTAGCGCTGGCACATGCGGCACCTGTGGCGCTGTTGGCCCGACCGGGACTGCAACGGGCGGCTCCACGACAACGGTTGTTACTGGTCTGAACTTGCAGCGCAGCCTCGCGGGTTACAAGATCGAGATTACGGGCGGCCCCGGCGCTGGTGATGTCCGCACGATCCTGCGTAACACGCTCGGCGCAGCGGCCACGATCACCGTTGAGTCAGCATTTGGCGCGACTATCACATCTTCCTCAACCTTCCGGCTGCTCACCCCGCGCTGGTATGTCTTGAACGCCGGCACGCTTGCTGCCGGTTCGTTCCGGGTCTACTGTTTCGCGCTCAATACCTGGACGACGCTCGCCAACACCGGCCTGCCTGCATCGTTGGGCAATGACGCAAAAATGATTGCCACGCCATCCTACGGCGACAACGGGCAGGACGTGAATTTCGCAACCGGCACGGCCACGGCAGGCGGTGCAAGCACACTCACCAACTCCGCGAAGGCATGGGCCACGAACCAGTGGGCGAATTTCCAAGTTCACATCACGGGCGGCACCGGGGCTGGCCAGATCAGGACCATCGCTAGCAACACCGGCACGGTGCTGACCACATCGACGGCATGGGCCACGCAGCCGGATGCGACAAGCGTTTATCACATCGAGGGGAATGACGATTTCCTCTATATCATGGGCAACGGCGCGGTTACGCTCTACCGCTACAGCATCAGCGGCAACACGACGACGACGCTAACCCCCGGTGCGGCTCGCGGCGGCGCTCCTGGTGCTGCCGTATCAGGGCATTGGGTGTTCGATGTTCCTTCTGCGATTGACGCATCGTGGGGTGATGAAAACGCCATCATCAACGGACGCCGGATTTATTCGTTCCGCGGCGCGGCTGGCGCAACCGTCGACTATTACGACATCGCCGCAAACACATGGGTTTCTGCAACCCCGTATTCGCCCGCAGTTGAGACGTTCACGACTGGCAGCAAATACGTCTATGCCGCTGGCTACATCTACATAACCAAAGAAGCCACGGGCCGATGGTTTCGGTATTCGCCCGCTGAAGGCTCCATGATCGGCTGGGGAACTAACGTCTATCCCCAGGGCGTGGCTTTGTTGGGTGACACGGCATTTGACACGGTGGAACCCGAAACCGGCGTTCGGTTTATCAATATGATCCTCAACACCTCCACGATCCACATGCGCTGTATGGTGGTTTGATCATGACCATTTCCGAAATCATTGAAATGCTCAGAAGCCGCATTGCGCAACTTGGCCAGTTGCGCTCCAGCGCCGTGATGTTGGGTGACCTCGCCCGTGTCGCGTCAATTGACAGTGATCTTGCCGAAACGGAATTGACGCTCGCCACGCTTCTCGCCGCCAACGACTGAGTGACGGGCGATGCTGACGCTTTGGCTGGCAATAGGTGTCATTGCCAGGGAAGCGCTAGGACCGGGCGCCACCGCGCCAGGCGTCACACTCACCGCGTCAACGTCTTTTGTTGGCGGTAATGCTACCGGCGCGGCTGTAGCGGCTGGCGCAACACTTACCTCCAGCGCATCGCTTATTGCCGGGTCGGCGGCCATATCGGCAACCGCCAACGGCGCCACGCTTCAAGCGGACGCCAGTTTTAACCCCGGCGCGGCAAGTGCCACGGGCGGCGTCACCGCACCGGGTGCGACTATCGCGGCGGCGGCTCTGTTTATCCCCGGCGATGCAACCGGCGCCGCGGTGGTGCCAGGCCGCCAATGGCAGGCGGCGGCTACCATCATCACGGGCGGCGCGCTTATCGGCGTTGATGCTCCGGGCGCCACGCTTGCCGCTTCCGGCGCGTTTCTAGCCGGGTCTGCGCTTGGCGGGGCTCTCGCCCCAGGCGCTGCCTTACAAACCGACAGCGCCTTTCTCGCAGGCTCTGCGGCCATCTCTGGCGCAACGGCTATCCCGCGTGGCGCCTTCACGCCAGCAACCGCGCGCCTCGCGTCCAATCCTGCCGCATCGCGCGGCGCCTTCACGCCAGCAACCGGACGCCTTGCGTCCAATCCAGCCGCCACGCGCGGCGCCTTTACACCCGCTCAGGCAAGGCCATGATCACAGTCATAACCCCGCCCGTGACCAATGCCCTCACCGTCACCGCCACGGCTACGCGCGAGCTTGACCTTCATGGCACGCCCGCGACTACGGGCTTGCAGGAATTGATCGGCCAGGCGTCGGACGTATGCGCGCGATATTGCGGGCGACCGGAAGGCTTTGGTCGCGCAACCGTGCGGCAGACGGAGCGCAGCGTTGACCTGCCGTGCATCATTCTCGACCGGGACATTGCCCCGGCTATCACGTCAGTCATTGAGGACGGCACCACGCTTGCCGCGACTGACTACGAACTCGACGGCTCGCTGCTTTATCGCCTCTCGGGCGACTATCGCATTCAATGGCGCGCGGCGGTGGTGCAAGTCACCTATGCAGCAGGCTACACGCTTTTGACGGACCTGCCACAAGACATTGAACGTGCCTGCCTTATCGTGTTGCAGGCCATTCACTCAAGCCGGGGCCGTGATCCGCATATTCGCAGCGAAAGCGCCGATGGCGTGGGCACGGTATCTTATCTCGACCCTCGCTCAAACTCTGACGCGCTGCCGGCGCAGGCCATCACGCTCTTGCAGCCGTGGCGGAAAATAAGCGCATGAGCATCGTCAATGCCGTGCCGCGCATCCTGGAGCGCTTTGGGCGTCCCGTGACGCTTAGGCGGCGCATCGGCACCGGCACCACCTTCACCGAAGCGACGGCGAACGGATACCTTCGCCAATTCTCGCCAGAGGAAATCGCAGGCGGCGTGATGAACGGCGATGCGCGGCTGATTATTGACGCCGAACCGCTTTCAAACTTGGCGCCGGTCAAAGGCGATTTCGTGCTGATAGACGGGCGAAGCTGGGCAGTCCTTGGCGCCCATGCGCGCATGACCAGCGATAACCTAACATCCTATGAACTTTGGGTGCGTGGCGGATGACCCCGGCGCCTTGGACTGATGCGCGCAACCGGCTTACCGCCGCCGCGCTGCCATATCCTATTGAGTGGCCCAATGAGGCATTCACCACGCCTGACCTGGCGCCTTGGCTTTCGGTGGAAGCCGATGGCGACATTCTGGAGCCAATCGAACTCGGCAACGGCGCGTGGGAAGAACGCGGGACGTTTATCGTGCATGTCATTGTGCCGCTTGGCACGGGCAGCGCAGATGCGCGCCAGATCGCCAAAGACATAGCAAACATCTATCGCGGCGTGGTGGGTTACACCGTCTATCGCCGTGCAAGCGTCGGCTCGGGCGTTCCGTCCGAGGATGGCAAATGGTGGGTCCTCACTGTCACGATTGAGTGGGTTTACACCGACCGGCCTGCATAACGCAGGCTATCACGCGGCCTAGCCGCAGAACCTGAAAAGGAATTTATCATGAGCGGTTCTGTCACCGGCTATCAGGCCGGCATTGAAACGACTGAAACGACGCTATCCTATGTGCCGGAGAGCGCATGGGGCACGGCGCCGAGCAGCGCATTCACTGCGCTTCGAATCCTGAATGAAAGCCTGTCGGGCAGCAAGGCGCGCACTCGTCCGAATGAAATCACGGGCAGCCGTCGCGTGTCGCCTGCTTACACGCAAAGCGAACAGGCAAGCGGCGCCATCAATTTCAACCTGTCCTATGGCACGTTTGATGATTTTTTTGCGGGCGCGCTCGGCGGCGATTGGAGCGCATCGCAAACCATCGCGGGTGTTTCTGGTGACATTACCGTCACCACGGGCACGAACGTGCTTTCCTCCACCACCTCAAACAAGTTTCAGAACTTGGTCGAGGGCCAGTGGATTGAATTGCGCGGCTTTAGTGCCGGCAGCGGTGCGAACAATGGCTATTATCGCATTGCCACGAAAACCAGTAACACAAGCCTCATTCTTGCCGGGCGCCTTATCGCCAGCACTGAAACCCCGGCGGGCACGGCGGCGTCTGTCCGCAATGCCGGGATGCTTCGCAATGGCGATCTGGTGAAAAGCTACCACCTGCAAAATCGCTTCGCCTCAAATATCTGGTTGCGCTACGCCGGAGCGATGGTGGCGTCGCTGTCCCTGACCGGGAACAACAACACCAATTTTACTGGGGTCATCAATATCGCAGCGCGCGATGAATTGAGCGCGACAACTGCCGCTGGCAATGGCACCGTAAACCCTGCGCCGACGGGCGGGTTTTTTGACAGTGTTGCGTCTTTTGCCGGGGTGCAGATTAATGATACTGCGCTTGATGCTGGCGTGACATTTGTGTCAGTGAACATATCCCGCGAAGGCGCTGGCATGGATTACGCGATGGGCAGCGCATCCGCCGAAGGCGCGCGGTGGGGCCAGGTGCAAGTGGCCGGGCAGATTGAGCTTTATTTCAAGAGCCTGACGGAATACGCGCTTTTCAAAGCCGAGACGCGCTCGCGCGTGTCTTGGCGCAAGCGTGATCCTGCCGGGAACAGCTACATCTTCACGCTGCCGGGCGCCAATTTGATGAACCCGAACATTCAGGTTGGCGGCCCGAACCAAGCCATTCTGGCGCGTTTCGACATTGAAGGCGGCAATGATCTCTCATTGCCAGCCATTCAGATTGATCGTTTCGCCGCCTAACGAAATCGCGGCGTAACTGCCGCGATGCTCCCGCGCGGAGCAGGGGCGCCCGGCACGGCGGGTCGTTGGGCGCCCCTACCATCCCGCAACCCGCCAATCCCGCAAAAGGTCAAACCGCAATGGCTACTAAGCTGAACATGCTCGAGCGCGACGTTGAAGCGCTCACCGATGGTGTCTGGATCAAGCCGGACGAAACGCTTGACATTGAATTGCTGGTGAAGGCGAAGGATGCCGCCTTCTTTGACGCCGAAAGCGCCGCTTACCGCAAGCTGTTGCGCCGCGCCAAAGAAGAAGGCGTGATCAAGAATAATAAGCAGGGTTTCGATGGCCTGCCGCCTTCGATGGTGCAGCGCGCGCAAGATGAACTTGTGCTTTCGCGCTTGGTCCTTGGCGTCAAGAACCTGGAAGGCGACAAAGGGCCTATTACCATTCAGGAATACCGCGAGATGGCGCTTACCGAGCGCTTCCGCCCGTTGCTCGATCTTGCCCGCGAAGCGGTTGCGCTGGCGACTGAGCGGCGCGCGGCGGATCGAGAGGAAGCCTTGGGAAACTCCGCACCTTCGCGGCCTATCAATTCCGATGGAGCCGCGCCGCAAGCGTAGCCGAAGCGTTTGGCGATGGCGAAGCGCAACCTACCCTCGGCGCTGATCTGCTTTGGCTTTGGACGGCGTGGCAAGGGCTTTCGAGTGAGCGACCTTGGATTGCCGCCGGCATGGGGCCAATGATGCCAAGCGAGACGCCATTTCGCGCCGCGCTGGCATGGGCCGACCATCGGGGCATTTATGGCGCTGACCGTGAAT